GCCTTGTTTTCTGCTGCTTTGCGGTTTTTACTGGACTGGTCACGCAATTTCCGCATGTAGCTATCCATTTCACCGCGCGCTCTTGCAGCTCTGTCTGCGGCGCTTCCTGTTTTCTGCGCCGTTGTCAGGCGTGCAGGCCCACTTGCATAAGGATTGACTGCTCCTGCCGCCGTTTTGAGCGCCGTTGTTGCGAGAGTTGCCATCTGCTTTACGGCGTCTTTCTTTTCAGCGTCCGACAGCGCAAGCCCATTGATTTCAGCAGCGTTGCGCTCAAATGTGCGCCTGATAATATCGCCCATATCAATGACAGACGCAGCGTTTGCTCGGTTAATATCCTGCTGTGACAAAAACCGCGCAAGGCTCATACCGCGCCCACGCCCAAATTCTCCGGCTCCAATGCCGCCACCAGCTCCGCCTCTGCCGCCCATTACTCTACCTCCTGTTGTCCTTCGGTTGTCATGTCCTGCATCTTCGGCAGCGCCGCCTTTGCGGTCGCCTCGTCCTCGTTCATCCACTTCATGCGGAACTCCCAATCGTTCAAAATGCCCGCGCTGAGAAGCTGCATATCGCGGGAAAAGTCGGTTTGCTTGTCCTCAATGATGCTGTCATCAAAGTCGATGGAAATCTCTACATCCTCATTCAGCCCAGCGTTCATGGCTGTGTTGCCCATCCGGAGCAGGATGCGGCATAGCTCCACCAGCGCTTGTTCCAGCACGATCTCCATCTTTTTGATGGTGCGGAACATGGTGGAATTTTCGCTGATGACTTGCGTTGCCGTCGCCACGCTGTCGCCGTCAAAGCGGTAATAGGTTTCGCCGAAGCCGCACTTGCTGGAAAGAAGATTCAACTGATCTTGTAGACCGACATTAAGCTTGTCGGTACGAAGCTGCGGCGCAATAGGCGTTACCACATCGCCCTGCTGCGTGTCCTCTTCCAGCAAATAGAAGCGCCTGTCGTGCGGATCAAGCGTCGGTTTGTCATTCTCCCAGCGTGTAGCGGGCATTTTTACCGCCAGCAGCATGGGGCCGTTCTCGAACTCGTTGACGTAGCAATCGTAGGCGCAATCCACGCCGCGCAGCACATCAACAGCGTTTGCAAATACCGAAATACCCACCGGCAGCAGATAATCAAAGTTGTTGGCAATGTTTGGCCTGTCAATAACAAACTGCCGCTTGTCGTTGCCAGTATACACCACAGGGGGAATGCGCTCAAAACCCGGCACTTCGCTTAACTTGACATCGGACAAACTCTCGTTCTCATATCGATAAATACTGTTCTCGATGATGTACTGTCCCAGGTCGTCCTTTCGGTGGATTTGCAGATACAAATACGTTTTGCCCTGCACTGTTACCACACTGTCAAACGCGCACTCGGTAATAAACCCATTGCACCACGCCAGCGGGAATATGTGCTCGATGGTCACGTAGTCCAGCACAATGCCGGATGCGTCACCAGGGATAGGTTCACCAGTACCGCTGACGCTTTGGCCTACCACACGAGGGATATAGGCCACCGTGCCCAGCGCGGACTTCATCTCCTGCATCTCGTTGGCCTTGACCGTAAAGTTGTTGGCGGTTAGGATGCGGTCAATGAACGCCTGCTCTTTCTGCCCCTCAAGGGTGATCTGGACTTTTTCGTTCATCAGAAGATTTGCCCAGTCCTCGCAGACCTTTTTACCCATGCCCAGCGTCACGCGCTCACACTTCACCCAGTCGTGACCGTTGTACCGCTTGTATCGGTGAAATCCCTTTACGTTGCCCTGATACCACGACTTCCACACGCCGACCTGCGTGTAAAACTTTTCCGGGATGGTCGTATATCCCAATTGTTTCAGTTTGTCGATTACCGTCATGCGATAACTCCCATTCTGCGGCTTACAGGCTCAAGGGCATACCTAACCGCATCGATCAAATGATTGTTTGCGTCCGGGTAGCCGCTGATTATGTCGCCGTCTTTGTTTCTTTCGTATTCATATCCCACAAACTCGTCATAAGCGTGTGGGGTGCGCTTTCTGTCTATCACGATAGTGCGCCGCTGCAAAAACTTCATTCCATACTCCACAGAGCCGGGGCCTTTAATTGCTTCAAAGGCTGGTAGCTTCATAGCCCGGAAGTCTGCAACGCTTTTCGGCTCTGCGCTGTCGCAAATAATGCGCGTGTCATTGTAGCCACGCTGCAATATCATCTTTGCGCTCTGCTCGTTGGAAAGCTTGTTTTCATAAATCTCATCAAGCAAATATATGGTTTCTCTCGCCCGGTCATAGTACAGCCGAGCAAAAGCAAATGGGTCAGGGAAATAGCCCCAGTCTACACCTTGGTATAGCTTGTCAAAACTCGCAACCTCCGCGTCAGTTATCTCCCGCAGCTCCAGCCGATCAAACACGTTTCCGCCAGTACCCACAGGAATGCCCAAATATTCATGCTGGTACGCTCTCTCGTCCGTGGCCTTGAGATGTTCCGCCTCTGCCAAAAACTGCTCACCCAGCCACTCTGGAGGAGCTTGCAAGTACGTTGACTTGTGGCACAGCCTGTCTGTACGTTCTTCCAGGCTGTCCTTGTTCGCCCAGTTATCGCGGCTTATCGGCGGGTTATAGCTTTCAAAGTTCCAATACTTCGACCCACCGCGCATTGTGGACTGCAAAATCGTTCGTATCTCGGCACGACCGGCAAACTGGTCTTTCTCTTCGAAGTGCGTCACGGCAATGTAGCCAAACGGCACCTTGATAGATTTGATCTTCATGGGGTCGTCAGCGCCCCGGAACATGATCTTCTGCCCGGTAGGCTTGTAGATCAGCTCCATCGGGGAGACTTTGGCTTCCCAATACGCCGCCATGCCCAGCTCACCGATTGCCCAGATATACTGCGCGTACACGCTGTCACGGATGGTATTTGCCACTTTACGCAGCACCAGAGCGTGCGTGCCCGGATTGTTTATCAGCAGCAGAGGGACGAGCACAGACACCGTGGAGGACTTCAATGAGCCGCGCCCACCGCTGAAATCGTAGTGCGTGTGACCGTGGTGGAACACGTCATGCGCCACGTCGTAGAACGCAGAGCCTATTTTTTCAGACAGGCGGATGTCAGACATCAATTATCACCCGAACCCTCTCGCTGTCATCATTAGCGGTCTTTTCTTGTAGCAGCGTCCACTTGTCTATCAATGTCCCAATAGCAGTCGTGATTTGGCTGGGCGTTGCCTCTGCCAGCTTCGCCGGATCATTCAGCACTGCCAGCCCCTTACCTATAATCTGGCACACCATGTCACGCTGGCTCTCCATGTACGTCAAAACGTCGGCGGTGTTCTCCTCTTTTTTCCTAATGAGTTTTTCCGCAATATCCGCATTTGTCTGCACTATTTTTTTGACAGTGTTTGCGGAAACCCCATTGAGTTTGGCTGTGGCGCAATAGTTGCTGGTCTGCACATAGTCCGCCAGTATTTTCTTTTTCTGCCGGTCTGTCAACCTTGCAGCCACTGTCACCACCTCGCTTTGCCTGACGCACCAGCCTCCCACCACTGGCCTTTGTCATTGGCACGTCTGTACCCGGCTTTCGCCTCACCTAAATCCATTGAGCTTTATTTTGATTATGCTGCTGGCGCTCTACCAGCAGATCATCAACGTCTCCTCTGGGGCACACTTTTCAGGAGGTGCGAGGAGTCCTATATGGCGGAAACGGCAGGGCTTGAACCTGCGCCCCTCTGATTAACAGTCAGATGCTCTGCCAACTGAGCTACATTTCCGTACGGGGCTTTCGCCCCCATAAACTCCCTTTCGGGCGAAAACGATCCAACGTTTTCATCTGGCACCGCATGAGAGGTGCGACCTCCCGCTCCCCGAAATGTGGGGAGGCCCCGGCCTGCGGCATATTGCTCCCTTCGGGCGGAGCCGAAGCCCCGCCCATCAGGAAAGAAGGGGGAAAAGAAAAAGAATGGAGATGCAGAGTTTGCCCCTGCACCCCCCACGTTATCACATCTTTTTTTGTTGTTGCATTTCGTTGTGCAACATCACCTAATTTCTGCATTCACATACGGCGCATACTCTTCTTTTATCGCACATTCTTTCAGCGGACAGTATCGGCAGTTTTTAGCAAAGGGGCACTCGCGCCGTTCTGCTCTGGATATACAGCGAGATACAGTGGATGTGCTTACACCAAAATGCCGCGCAATCGCGCTCATGCGCCAGCCGCACTCAAAGTATAGCCTCAAGTATTCAACCGTCTGCTCTTTCACCCTACCACCTCCTCCGGGAAGAACGTCTCCCGCACCCCGCCGCACTCCGCCACGATGTGCCGCCCCTTCGGATGCACATACACCACCGTGCCTTTGCGTATAGGGAATTTCTTTTCTTCGCACCCCTTACCGGGGAATAAGCCTGGCAGCGTCATAAACCGCGCCCGGATCATATCACCCTTCTGCATTGTCCCTCCACGGCGTATCCACGCACTCCGGTTTCTTGCAGCGCATCTCAATCGCCCACAGCAGATTCCACGCCGCCGCCAGCAGGTGATCCTCGTCCTCGTGCCCGTCCAGATACTTCGCCGCGTGTCGCATGGCACTGTCCAGCAGACTGCTGGTGGGGATGCCTTTATCGACATTATGCGTCCCATACTTGAGTGCGCCGGCCTCGCAGTGCTTGCTTACCTCGATGATCGCCGCCCACGGGAGAAGATCCATGCGGCCTTTCCCGCCGTGCATATCACGCTGCGCCCCTGTATTAAACGTCGTGCGCTCTCCGCTGTCCTTAATGTTCATGCTTGTCGTCCTTTCTCTCGCCGTAGGAGCAGAAATCGTCCGGCTCTACACACACCGCCTCGCCGGAATACCCGCGGGCATTTGTCTTTGGCTCCGTATGTAGGTAACACAAACCGTTTGGGTAGTTGCGATAGTGCTTGCAGCCCTTGCACCGCACCACCGGCACAGAATCAACCTCCTCTGTCAATGCGAGATACGCAAGTGCAAGCGGTCTGCTGTGGTGAAGCAGCGCTTCTTTTGTCATGTACTGCGCGATTTTTTCGATGACTGCAACGGCCTCCGCTTTCAGATCCGCGCCGTCTGGAAGGTCATTCGTATAGTGCATTAGTTCGTTTCGCAAATTATACACGATCGTCACCTCCGTCCTTTCTCTCACCTCTGCTGCAAAAGCCGTAAAATCCCATCACTTGAAGGTTGGTAGCGTCGCCGCAGAAACCGCAATGTATACAGTCCTTACACCGCACCACGACCTCTGCGTCTACGGTGGGGAGCTGCTCTGCATACTCCATCACCGACTCAATACCGTTGATGAAATGCGTGTTGGCGTGTTCTTTGTCACAATGGTTTGCCCGAATGGGAAACTCTTGCAGTTTGTCACCATCAATCAGCCGCATCGTTGTCACCTCCGTCCATTTTCGCGCCACAATTAGGGCAATAAGGAGTGAGGTCAAACCCCACTCTACGCCTGCACTTCGAGCACCTATATCCACTAATAGGGTCTATTTTATTCACACACACCCACACCCCATGCACCACCGTGGTAACATCAGCGGCGGGAAGTTTCAACATATCCATCTGGATAATCGACAGCATCCTATTTTGAGCCACACTGTTCTCCGGTCTACGCATCCGCAAAACAGATTTTACTGCCGCTGCTCGTTCAATATATTCAGCCATTGGCTTATCCTCCCTCGTGGCAATATCCGTTTTCGTCCGTGTCCTTGCTCCAATAGGTGCAGTGCAGGACATTTCCGATCACCACTGATTGATAGCAGTCTTTGCAGTGCGTCACGACCACGGCATCGACGGTGGGTGCATCTTGCAAAGCATCATCAAACGCATCAAACGCATCTGTTGCGCCTCGTTCAATTTGCTCGTTAAACAAGCGCTCTAATTCTTCCGCATCAATCAGCCGCATTGTTGTCACCTCCGTCCATCTTCGCGCCGTTCTCCACAAAGTTGCAGACTCTGGCCGCGCAGGAGAGGCACAGTTGTTTCTCCGCATAAAATGGTGTCTTAAAATTCACAACGCCATAGTGATTGAAATCCAGATTCACGCCGTCAACCTCGTAGTCGATCTCGCGCCCACACATATCACAGAACACTTTAACCATCAACTATTCCCTCCGTCCATCTTCGCCAGCTCCACAAACCCAAGAACCGTGTCCACAATCGCCTTGTCAATTCGCGCCTGCAAATTGCATCTGTTTTCGCAAACAACAGGCATTTCAGATAGAGACTTGTTGTAATAGGCTGTCTTACTGACGACCCACTTACCGTCCCAAAAATCAATAGAATAGCCGCTGGATTTCGCCGCCTCCATCTTTGCTGACCTTGCAGTACCAGTTTTCACAAAGTAGCTTTCTCGCGTCACCCACGGATTTTTGTAGATTTTCATTCCACACCGTCCATCTTCGCTCCACAGTGATAGCAGTACAAGTCAATTCCCTCTGGGTTGTCATTCATACCTTTACCACATCGGCCACACCTCCAAATGTGAAAACCACCTTCCGTTTCTTCGTGCATCCACCGCCCATGCACCACCGGGGCGACATCAGCGGCGGGGATTGCGCTTACTCGTTTTGCTGCCTTTTCAAGACGTTTTTTAATGCACTCACAGTCGGCGCTTCTGCTCATGGCCTCCAAAATGCCAACGGTGGCGTTTTTATCAATGTATTCAGCCATTGTCGTTCTCCTCCCCATTAAACCACTTCCGCAGTTTGTGCGCGCACGAAGCACACAGTTCGTAGTCGTTGTCGTTTATGTCGTTCTTAATCCGCCGCATACCGGCATAGGTGACGGAGTTGAACGGGCTAATTTCCGCACCACAGCGGTCACACACTCTCTTTGTCGCCATTGTCAGCCCTCCTGTTCCATGCTTCGATTGCTTTTTCTTTGCTGGGCAGCCCATATACTTTCATCTTCTTCGTGTGGAGGCCATCACCAGCCCTATATCTCCCACAACCGGCACCCCACCCAAAGTCTGCTCTATCGTAGGCATCGTACATATGGATAACGGTTGCAACTCCACCGCACTCAGGGCAGCGTTTCAATTCAGACATCGCACTTCCTCCACATAGCACCAGCTCTGCGGCGCGCGCTTAATATGACCGCCATTTTCGCATAATGCACACCCAAATTCATCACACACTTTGTCTATGCAGTTTTCAAACGGGCGTGGAAACTTGCTCAACTCCTTCGGCGTATCGTAGATTTTCAGGTTGGAGATATGCCAGCCATAGCCCTGGTAATGTTCAAGATAGTCGTGCAGCTCATCGTCTGTCATAGCCACACACAGGCCACACTTTTCTTCGGCAGCTTGCTTGTAAACGGATAGTCCCCCGGCCTTAAAAAGAAAATCCGTACTATCCTTGTCAATCTTGTAAATGCGGTCGCAGGTAAACTCTCCGATGACCTTGCCGTTTAAGAAATTGTCTTTCGTGTAATTTTCACACAGCATTAGTTCTATGCTGTAGCCGTGTTTAATGCCCTGCTCTGGGTGGCGATACAATTCATCGCTGTTCAGCACATGACAACCACAGATGGTCTGATACCTGACACTTGCTTGCGTGCAGTAGATATAGCACTTGAACGGTGGTTCCAGCTTCGGACGGGTCTTTCGCACCTCGATAGTCTTTTCACCGCTGGCAATCTTCTCGCACCACTTCGGGCGAATGCTTATCATCACGGCCTTGCTCATGCCTTTTCCTCCTTCCACGGCGTATCCATCACTCCACCTCCTGCATCCAGAACTCGCGGCGACAATCGGAGCACCCCTGGCGCAAACAATCGGCGGTAACCCGTATATCCGCAGAAATACGCTTAGGGCACAGGATCAAAAGCCCGGTGTTATCAATATCAGCCTGAGGATACTGCTCCAAAAACACGCTCTGCCGTGTCTTGCACGGGTGTGCAGCAGACCACTCCTCGACGACCCTCACCACTTCTCCCGCTGTTTCCTGCGATTGCTCCTCCACATTTACCGTGCAAAAGTCAGTCATAAATGCAGGACATTCCTCACAGCCAGAAAATTTGCCGCACATACGCAGATATTCCTTTACAAACTTAATAGCATCCATCACATTTCCCTCCATCTGCACCCGTCACAGGCGCCATCGTGTGCGTGTTTGTACTTCCCGCAGTATTGGCATAGCTCGTTCTTTATGGTGTGTAATTCTTCTTTAAGCCGCAAAACCCTGTTTGTTTTCGACGCAGCCATGTCAAGCAATTCCTTGATGTCTCCCGGCGTCAGCCCCGTGTCCTCGTAGGCTGTGTCAGTCGTTCCATTGTTTTCCTCCTTCACCGCCACAGACTTTGCCAGCTGTGCCATGCCCTGCTTCATGTCCTCTATCTGCTTATCCCTCCGTGCAATGGCGTACTTCAGGCTGTCGTTGGCTTTCATCAGTGCCTCGATGTGCCTCTGCTGGTTCTCAATCAGGTCAGCGGCGGCCGGAGCCAATACTTCACGACACGGTTCACGGCTTATCTCGTTCATTGGGCAATCTTCTTCGCAGTCTCGCCCCGGTTCTGCACAGCACCGCAGCGCGGTCACGATCTCATCTCTTGTCATGTTATCCCTCCCCTACAAGTTTCATAAAACATCCCCAAAATGTCTGTGATTTCTTTCCGCTGTGGTGTCCAAACAGAGGACGTTCTCCGATTGCTTCCCACACATCTGCGGCTGGTATCTGAGTTTCAGCCCATTTGAAAATCAGTACACCGTCAGGCTTCAATACGCGCATACACTCTTGAAATCCGTCATGCAGCATTTCGCGCCAGTTCTCGCCGAGCTGTCCGTACTTCTTCCGCATCCACGCATTTTCTCCAACGCGGCGAAGGTGCGGCGGGTCAAAAACGACAAGAGAAAATGTGTTGTCCAAAAACGGAAGATCCGTAAAATCACACTGTATGTCTGGATGCACGACGCAAGTTCGTTCAGAAGCGCGGTTTGTGCTCTTCCACACACCCGTATATTCCTCGTCCCGCGCATCGCAGTAGATTGCGGCAGGATGGTTTTTGTTAAACCATATCGTCCGAGACCCACAGGTGGCATCAAGAATTTTCTTTGTCATGTCATTTCTCCTAATCTCCAAACACCACGCCGCACTCGTCCTTCAGCAAGTCCTTGATGTGCTTCCGCTTGATGCGGCCCTCGTTTATCTCCTCCGCCAACTTCTCAAGGCACTCGTACAGGTACGCAATGCTCTGCGTGTCCCGGCTGTCCGATGTCTCCTCTTGGACGTGCCAGCCGCACTTGTCCATCAGCACCATTGCCACCATGTCCATGTTCTCCCGTGTGCCTTGCAGCTTGCCACGCATAAAGATGCGGTCGTCCCTGCTCAAATACTGTTTACCCATTTGTCACCACATCCTTACCTGTGCCGTGTGGGCCGCAAATCGTTCCTCCTGCTTTTCGTAGTATTCCCGATCAATCTCGCAGCCCACGAAGTCAAAGCCGAGGTTATACGCGGCAATACGGCTTGAGCCGCTGCCGAGGTGCGTGTCGAGGATTTTGTCCCCCTCCTTGGCGAAGCTCGTCAATATCCACTCGTACAGCTCCACGGGCTTTTGCGTTGGGTGAAATCGTCCCGGCTGTATCGCCATATTGAAGTCAAACACCTTGGCGTTTCCGTTGAAGCTCGTCCACGCATATTCGTACATCGCCATAGAAAAATTTTCTGGAATGTTTGTCTTTCGCAGGATCAGAAAACAGCGCGTCGGCGGCAAAGAAAAATAGTTTCCGCCCCAAATGATCTGGTCGCGTGAGATGCGGAAAAGTTCTTGAAAATACTCCTCCTTTGGGGCAACATCCCACGCCACGATTTTTTTCCGAACTTTGCCGCCCATGTCCCGCCCGTTCTGGCTACTCTTGTACTTATCGAATATTCCGCCGAATCGGTTATACTGCGGTGCGCCATCTCTCTCGTGGGCATCGGCGACATGAGCGCGGGTGTTCTCGCCGTACACAGCGCCAAACATACCTCCGAAGCGTTTTGCGCTGCCGCCATTTCCATCGCCGTAGGGCGGGTCTACCACCGCGAGGTCAAACGCCTTATCCGGTAGCGTCCGCATATACTCCATGCAGTCTACGTTCAATGCAATTTGTTGTTTCACGCTTCACACCTCCCGTATAGCAAACCCGTACCTACTACGGAACAGCTTTGCTTTCATGGAAAACACCCTATACGCAGCGCTACTCGGATCTTTATACCCCTTCACGTCCTCCACCACCGGCAACCAGTACCGCTGGCCGTAGCTGTCAGGAGCCGTTCTGCGCTCGTACACGAAGTCCGCGATGTAGTCGATACTTTTCACCGGGTCGCCCTCAAACGTTATGTACGCCTCTTGCAAGCAGTACCGCACCTGTAATTTGAGGCCCCGTATCTCCCCGGCCTTTTGCAGCAGCATCAGCGCGTCGTAGCGCTCCGCCTCCTTCTTGCTGTCGAAGGTCAGCTTCCCGCGCTTCGTCTTCTGCGCCTTGTACTTCCCCGGTTTCCGCATCTTCTCCATGATCTGCTTCTGCGCCGCCGGGGACAGCCGCGCCAGATCGTCACTTTTCAAGCCCATTCTCCAGTCCTCTTTTCTCCAGCCCTCGTTTGTTCATCGTGTACTGCACCTCATGGACGATGCGCATCTCTCCGCAGCGTTCGCATTTTCCGCCCAGCGTCCGCCGCCACATGGGGGAAAAGATGTACTCGCCCTCCATGTCCCGGATGCACTGTCCGCACAGCTTCGCCGTGGCAATTTTCCAGATGCCCGCGTTCATGGATTAGCCCCCTTGATGTACTTTCCCATCCAGGCATCACGTGCACCGTCGGTTTTGCCGACAGGTGCAGCAGGGGCATGTCCCCACCGTTCCCACTTCTCAGCATTTCGGCAAGCCGCTTTCCAGTCTTTCATGGGGGTCTTGCCAACCATCCAGCCCTTCGCTTCGTAGAAGTCGATAAAGCCTTGCGGGTCTACCGCCGAATGGCGTTCAGCCACGTAGGACTGAACCTCTGCCAGTGTGGGTGGGGTAAAGCGCTTCGCGCGCGTACTCCCACCGTCAGGTGGGAATAAGTCTTTGTCTTTGTCTTTGTCTTTGTCTTCTTTCTTTGTCTTAGTAGGCTTGGGGTCATTTGCGTTTGCTTCGGTTTGCTTGATTTTGCTTAAACTTGCTTGCGTTTGCTTGCCGCCTTTCGCCCCGTTCCTTGACCGTTCAGCGGAAAGCTCATCGTCCCTGTCCAGCATCGTCCGGAACACCGGAAACAGTATGCTTTCCGCACCATCCAACTCTGGAGGGATGCCTGTTCTTGCGTACTCCAGAATGGCGATAAACAAACGTCCACGCTCTGCATCTGTCAACGCCGCTGTCTGCTCTATCCAGTCATAGTAGGCTTTCACGTAGCACTTGCCCATCGACCCCACTCCTCCTGCATCTTGCCCATTCACGTCACCCCCTTAGAAAGGCAGATCGCTGTCATCCTCGTCCAGCTCCACGAACTGGCTCTTGCCGTCCGCCCGGGAAGGAATGCCCTGCGTGTCCGTGTCCTTCCGGCTGTCGCCAAAATACATATTGTCCGCCACGATCTCGGCGCTTCTGCGGTTGTTGCCGTTCTTGTCCTGCCAGTCGCGCATCTGAAGCCGGCCCTCCACCACCGCCATGCGGCCTTTGGTAAAATACTTGGAAGCGAACTCCGCCGTACCGCGCCACGCCACAATGTCGATGAAATCCGTGTCCTTGGTCCCGTCTGCGTTCTTAAAGTCCCGGTCTACCGCCAGTGCAAAGCTGGAAACGGCTGTACCGTTATTGGTGCGCCGCAGCTCGGGGTCCTTGGTCAATCTACCCATGACAAAAATCTTGTTCAGCATATCAAATCTCCTTATAAGTAACTTTTTCCAAATTCTCGCCGGAAGTCCTCTTCCGTCCATCCCTGCTCATGCATGGCCTTGAGCTGGCCGTACCGCCGCAGCCTGCGCATTTGTTCGCCGCTGCGGTGTACGGCTGTCTTTCCGTTCCTGTGGCACCTGTTGCCGCACAGGTACACCACAAGGCCGTATTTTTCGCTTTTCTTGCGGTTGGCGCCGCCCAGCAGATGGTGCTTCTCTAACGGATCGCTTGGGTCATTTCTGCCGCACAAAAAGCATCTCTTACTCTCCATGTGCTTCCTCCGTCCCGTCCCACTCGTACTCCGGGCAGCTGTGAATGGCGTAGCTGTGCATGATGCCCGCCTTGCGGTCTCCTTTTTTCTTCACCGTAGGCGTAGCGTCCCATCCGGGCACCGGCTCCGGTCCTTTCCTCGACCAGCTGCAATCGCCATAGCACTTCTTGCACGTCCAGCAGGGCTGTATGTGCAGCTTGTTCATGCGCTCACCTCTCCCCACCGGCTCACCAGCGCGTCCAGCTCTGCCGGAGTCATCGTCTCAATACCTACCGCCTTACAATCCTCCACGACGGCATCTATCAGCCGCGACATCTGCTCCGTGTCGTAGGTGCTGCTGCCGTACCATACCGTCACGTTCACGCAGCCCTTGAGCTTGCTTACGCCCTTGTCGGCCATCCAGCCCAGACCGTTACGCTCCCAGCCCTTGCAGAACGCATCCGCGGCCTTTTCCTGCAGGCACAGCACCTCGCTCACGCCGCCGATGTTCCGTATTTCCTGCCGGTAAACCTCTTGCTTGGAGATGCCGTAGTGTGCCGCCAGTCTGTCCAGCAGCACCCAGCAATAGGCGTTGGCATCCAGGCTCCGGCCTTTGCCCTTGATGGTCACGTTGTACTCCTTGCCAGGCTTCAGTGCGTCGCACACGTCCATCGCGGTCTGCTGTGACTTCACCCGCAGCGCCAGCCATGTGCCCTCGCTGTCTTGCTGCCACCGTGCGCCATCGACTGTCACCTGCTGCATAATTCTTCCTCCTGCGGCCAATGCCCTGTTCGTAGGCATTTTGCCAAATACCTAAGACGAGGTAGGTAACACCCCTCGACCCAATCCGCGTCATAATCAACCTTGTGCTGTGTCAACCTGTTTTCGTCTATTGGCAGAAAAAAATTAAACAATTCGTCTTCTGTAACGCGGTATGCCACAATCCTGCAAAACTTTCTCTTTCGGAACAACCCGCATCCGCTGGCAAACATCTCCACCTGGCACTGCTGCCAATACGCTTTCGTAACTTTGAATACAGGTTTGCTATGCGTTTTCACTTCGGTAATGAGTTGTCTGCTTTCCCCGTCATAGTTCACGCGCAAACGTAGCAAACGAATGCGTATCTGCCTGTCTCGTGTCTTTACATGCAGCGCATCAAGTATCTTGTGCTCGTAAGCCGTGCCACACTGCATTGCCGGCGTAATAAACCTGTCCTTCCCGACCCCCAGCTTCACCAGCCACCATCTTCGAAACGTATCTGTATTCCAGTTACCCATGATGGTGGCGGTGTCGCTTGCGCCAAACCACCCGCTTCTGTCGTGGTTTCGTATCATAGCTTACTCACAGCCTTTTCAAGCGCGTCCAGCTTTGAAAAATATCCCATCAACTGAACAAGCTGTTTTTCGTTGATCCCAAGTCCCCGAAGCAGGTCGTTGTGGTCAAGCCCATTTCGTTCTTTCATGGTGATTAGCCTTTCAAGTCTCTCCTTTATGGCAAAGATACTGTGACGGCTCAAATCGTCCTCACCATCGTCTCCGTCACCTTCTGCCCAAAGGTCAAACCCAAGGCCGGTACGCACGGCAACACCCTTAACGAAAGCTCTCGCAAGCGCGTTGTTTATGCGGAGTTGGTTCAGCGTGTCCTCATATACCACAAGAGATCCGTTCAAGAGGGGCATGTCGTAGGAAAACTCCAAATCGTCAATGTGGATTTCAACAGACACAAACCAGCATTCTGTAGTTCTTCCTTTACTGGTAGTAATTTTGGCCTGCGGCCACAGGTATGTATTCGTTTCCGGGCACCTCCGAGGAGCATACCACACGCTGGATGCTCCGTTTTCGTGGAGCAACTTGGCGCACTTTGCCCAACTCAAATAAGGGACCTTGATAACATTACCTTTCTCGTCCTTTGCGTCGCGCAAATCGCAAAACGGCTTTACATCCACCTGTATTAACTCGTCAAAAGATTTCAGCATTATTCTTCCGCCTTTCCCACATACTCACTGCCGCAATACGGGCATTGGTATTCTGTCATTTCCTCACCGAACTCGCCATCCGGGGAATGTTTGTAGGTACACATGGCCGGGTCTTCAAACTCCGCACCACAATCATCGCAGATGTACAAAACGCCGGTGTCTATGCGCTCCCACCTTTTCTTTTTAACTCGCATCATACCGGCCTCCCAGCCGCTTTCAGCACTTCCCGCATAGGCTTCCGCGCCTTGAGGATAGACATAGCCCGCGCCGTCTCCCGCCTGTATTGCCGCCACAGGTCGCTCAGCTCGTCGCTCTGGTAGTACCCGTCCCCGTCGTTGCAGATCATCAGGCCCTGCTTCTTGGCTTCCGCCACGGCCTTTCGCATCTTCCGGTCGGTGGTGTGCAGCGCCGCCGCCAGGTCTTCCCGGCTGATGGCGTTCCTGCGTCCCTTGGGGATCAGACCGGCGATGCGCTCTGTCTCTGCCGTACGCATGGGCATCTCCGCTTTCTCGTCCTCGCCGAACAGATACGCCCTGCTGGCCCGCAGCGCCGCCTCCAGCGCCTCCGTGACTTCCTCCGTGGGCAGGCACACGCCGTTTTCAAAACGGCTTACCATGCTCACGTCCATCCGCGGGTCTGCCAGCTTCAGAATGCCGCTGACCGCCTCCTGCGTCAGACCCAGCTCCAGCCGCCGTTCCTTCAGTCGGTTCATCTCTGTACCTCCACCCATTGGCCGTTCTTAACGGTGTACCACACGCCGGGTTTCAGCGTTTCACCATCCACGATGCCAGCAAGGATGGAGGCGATCTCTCCATTATCCCTACGCTCTACGCAGACAATAGCGTTGCCGATATCACCCATAACGCGGCCCACAAAGCCGGTTGTCATAGCCACACAGTGTTTGCCGGTGGCGGATGCTGCGCCCCTCTCGCCGGTGGCGGATGCTGCGCCACTCCAGCCGGTGGCGGATGCTGCGCCACTCTCGCCGGTGGCGGATGCTGCGCCACTCTCGCCGGTGGCGTGGTTTTTATTTTCGGCGTCCGCTTTATTGATGGCGTTGTCAAAGTCACACTGCGCTTTTACGTACTCCACTTGCGCCTTGACCAACCCCGGAATACCGATCTCCGCGCTTAATGTCAGCTTCTTGCCGACGCGCTCTGTATCGTTGCCTTTCTCGTCGCTGACATCCTCCAGCTCCGCCTCAAAGTACCGAGAACCGTCACCTGGCGCGTAGTAGCCCAGCACATCCAATGGCATTTCGCAGGCATGCAGACCCTTTTCACACAATTCAATATCGCCCTCGACCTCCGCCGTCTTGCCCAGCTCATACTGAAAGCCGCGGCACTTCATATCCTTATCCGTAGCCTTATAGACCTTCATCTTCCATCCCTCTTTCTTATCGCCTTTTTGGCCTTCTCGCGCCTTGCGCTGTTCATGCTGTAAAAATCAGCCTCGCTGTACGATGCGTACCGCTTCGCCTTGTCGGCCTCAACATCCCGCCGGAACGCTTTGTAGTCCTCGCACTCCCCGTGGCACCTCGCGTGTCTGCGCTGGCAGCCCTGGCAGGGTGGATCCGTCCGGTTCACCAGCCCGATCATTCCCACTTCACCATCGCTTTCACCACACCGGCCTGCGCCGCGTCCTCATGGCACATCAGCACGTCCACTGTGTAGCCGTACACACCGGTGTCCGCCGCGATGTAGGTCTTGCCGCCCAGCGTCACAGTGCTGCCCAGCGGGATAACGTCCGGGTCTACCGCCACCGCCTCGCCGATGCTCACCCACCGCCCGGAGGCCGTCAGCACCTTGCCGTCCTTCTGGTTCATGTGGGCGTAGGGGGTGCAGCAGGCACAGTACCCGGTGATGTCGCATACCAGCAGGTTCTCTGCCTCCGGCTCCGCGATCTCCGCCGTGGGCGGTGACTGCACCACGTCCTCCTGCACCGGCGGCAGCGTCAGGCACCACGCCACCAGCACCAGCAGCATCGCCCACAGGACGATTGCCACCACCCACATACGCCTGCACCATCGTCTGGTACGGCATAGCCGGGAGTATTCCCGCGCACGCCTGTTCCGCTCCCTCATCGCCCCAGCGCCTCCACGCCCTTGACGATAGCCCAGCTCAGCCACGCCGCGCCGATAAACGCCAGCGTCCATGCAAACCAACTCATGCCGTTTCCTCCTGTCGAATGTACTCGACCTCGATAATTTCCATTCCGTTCTGCCGCGCCCATAACATCACGGCAATTTCAGCACACGTCATAATTTCTTGCCTTTCCTCTGCGGGTGTGATATACTATCCGCAGAACATTTTGGTAGATGTTTCGGAGACACCCTGTCCAGTGCCGCAACCACTGGGCGGGGCTTTTTCTTACCCCTGCTGGCGGTCACACATCATGTCCTTAACTGTCACGCCGTAGTGCTTCGCTACCAGCTTCGCGTGCTTCGGGTGTGGCTTAATGCCGTTCTTCCAGTTCGTAATGGACGTCTGATGTACGCCGATAGCCTTTGCCAGTCGGTAACTCGTCTCGCCGTGTTCCTCCTGCAACCGTGCGAGATTTTCACCAAATCCCAAAATATCACCTCCAAAGTTAGATTATTTTCTTGACAAATTAGAGTATTTGTGATAGTTTGGTTTTGCTACAAACTTTTCTATCACGCCAGCCCTATTTATCGGGGTGGTGCAGGTTTTTGTTGCCTGTCCACGATGACAATTATACCCTAACTTAGGGCATCTGTCAACCGAATTTAGGGTGTCGAAATGCACTAAATTAGGGTTCTGTTTTTATGAGTTTTACCAATAATTTTAACTACGCTTTAGAGCAGCGCGAATATTCTGCGTACAGATTTGCAAAAATTATAGGAGTAAACGGTCAATCTGTCGCAAACTGGAAAGCGGGCACTGTAATTCCGCACCCTAAAACGCGCCAAAAGATAGCCGAGCATTTCGGCATCACGCTTGCGGAGCTGGACGGGGATGAACTGCCCGTTCTGCCGCCGGAGGGCGCAAAAAAAGCCCCCGCCGCAAAGGGCGAGGACGAAGCAAAGCTTGCACAATTTGTAGACGGCTTTATGCGCCTTACTCCTCAACAAAAGGATACTGTGCTTGCTCTAATAAAAGGCTTTCTACAAGATTAAGCATAACGTCTTTTTGCTCCGGGGTTAGCATCATAAAAAGTGCGGCGGCCATTTTTACCTGGTTGTCCATTTCTTTCCCCTTTCTTAATTTGACATATTATTTTCTCGGTGTACAACTAAGTTAGTACACTTATGGTTACGCACAAGCTGTTTGTTGCCCACAAATGGGCAACACATTAAAAATTTTTTGGGGGGCTAAAATGAAAAGGCATCGTAAACTAAAGGCTGTAGCTATTTTTGTTCTCACTTTGTTTTTTACCATTATAGCGTTGTTGCTTATTCCTTCCGCAAGTGTGCCACAAGCAGACGGAACGGCAATGCTTACTTATGGCGCGACCGTAGCTCTTATTATTGTCCCGTCCGCGTTTACAGCATTGTTTGTGTGGCTTGATAAGCGCGTTGAAAAAGCAAGCTTGCCGCAAGAGCCTTTTATTACTGCCAATGGCGAAGACCACGATCCGCTTATACCGGATGCAATAAAAGTGGTCATGGAAACCGGGCAAGCGTCCGTTTCTATGCTGCAGCGTAGGCTCAATCTTGGGTATTCTCAAGCCTTACGATTGATTGACGCGATGGAAACGCTGGGTATTGTCGGCCCGTTCGAAGGTTCTCGGCCTCGGCAAATATTGCTTACGCGGTCACAATGCGAAGCGCTTATCCCAACGCTTAAGATTGCCCGCGCAAATTCATGTTTTGCGCCTTGTGAAGCAATCAGTCCGGAAGCGGAGCTATGCAAAGTAGATGGAATGGAAGGGCACGATTTTGAGTACTGGTGTGCAGATCTTCTAAAGAAAAACGGTTTCTCCAATGTTGAAGTCACACGCGGCAGCGGAGATCAGGGCGTTGACGTCCTTGCTAAATTTGGCGATGCCAAATATGCCATTCAATGTAAGTGCTATTCTTTCGATTTAGGAAACAAGCCGGTGCAGGAAGTAAATGCTGGAAAAGCATTTTACCATTGTCATATTGGGGTTGTAATGACAAATAGGTATTTTACAGCAGGCGCGAAAGAAATTGCGGAAGCAACCGGCGTTTTGCTGTGGGATAGGGACACGCTTAAGCGCTTGATTAAAAATGGGGGGGCGTAATGATAATTAAAGTAAGCAAATAGCCCCGCTGCTCCCGCAACGGACAGCGGGGCTATTCTCGCCGGTGGCCTCCCGGCTTTCCGGCTGCACGTCCACACTAACAAATCAGGGTTTGGAAGGTCAATACCAGATTAGGATAATTGCTGTTTTCGGCACAACAGAATTAGGATTTTCCTACCCAAAAAGGGAAAAGGGGAGAAAATGGGAAAAACATTACAGGATTTGTGCAAAGATGCAAAAGACCGACAAAACTTAACTATACAAGATCTTTCCGACATGACGGACATTTCGACATCGACAATAAGCAATTTTTTCTCCGTATCATCAAAGGAACCGAGCGTGTACAAAATGGGCTCTATTTGTGCCGCTCTTGGCGTTTCGATGGATGAATATTTTGGGATTGAAAAAGAAGTGACGACAGAAGATGAGTTAGCACAAGCCAACGAAAAGCTGGCGCACCAAAAGCAGCTGCATGATGCCGATGTACAGATAGCCCATCTTGAGGGCGGCATGGAGCAGATGGCAAAAACCATTAACTACCACCGCAAGAAATCGCGGGACACAAAATTTGCTATTTATGGCCTTACGTTTTTGTGCGCCATATTTATGGCTGTTATCGTGGGATATATCTTTTTTGACTACCGTATCCCACACCAGGGGCTTATTCAGGGCGGAGAGGCCAGCATATTCGCATGGATCGTCTTTTTGCTGCTTGCAGTCGGTATTGGCTTTTTTGCCGCTATTTTGATGATGTATTTTCGCTATGCAAAAAAGTATACATTGTCGCCAGATAAGGGAGGAGATGAACAATGAATGTAGTATTGCGGGCAGCATTATACCCGCGTGTGTCCACGGAAGAACAGAAAAAGTTTGGCTTGTCTATTCACGATCAGCAGAACGACCTCGAAGAATACGCCAAAGCCCACAATATGAAGGTGGTAGGCGTTTTCCAGGATGCCGGGTTTTCCGCCAGAAAGAAGATTGAAAAGCGTCCCGCCATGCTTCAACTGCTGGAAGCCGTCAAGCGTGATGAGGTAGACATTATTCTTGTCACAAAGCTGGACCGGTGGTTTCGCAACATCGGCGAGTATTACAAAGTGCAGGAAATCCTTGAAGCCCACAACGTGTCGTGGAAAACGATTTATGAGGACTACGACACGTCTACAGCCGCAGGACGGTTGAAGATTAACATTATGCTTTCCGTAGCACAGGACGAAGCTGACCGCGCCAGTGAACGCATAAAAAAAGTGCTTGATGCAAAAAAAGATCGAAATGAGGTTTGCACCGGTCATCTGCCGAAAGGCTACAAAATTGAAAAGAAATTTGCTGTTATAGACAAAGAGACAGAACCGGTTATACGCAGATATTTTTCTACATTTTTGGAAACCGGCTCCATAACAAAAGCGATGGACGCAGTACCGGAATTAAAACTTAAATACCAAACGGCCAGCCAAATGTTGGACAACCCCGGATACATGGGCGACTGGCACGGGATAAAATTGCCCCCGTATTTAACACCGCAGGAATTCCAGCGTGTGCAAGGCTTACGAACGAGAGTGACACGAAAATCCCCTTACAATCGAACGTATATTTTTTCGGGGCTGATAGTCTGTGGAGAATGTGGACGCAGAATGACCGGGCATCCATCTCCACGGCCAAGCGGGGCGTGCTCTTACTCTTACTATTGTCAAGGGTCTGCCCAGAGGAAAGGATGCAACAACGGTAATTTTACTGTTGAATGGAAAATCGAAGATTATCTGCTGTCGACAATAGACGAACAGATACAGATCAAATTGCAAGCCAAGCCGCGGCAAGAACCCAAAGCAAACCAAGATGTGCAATTAAAGGCTTTACAAAAAAAACTATCCAAGTTGTCAGAGTTATATATAGACGACATGATTTCAAAGGCGGACTACTCAAAAAAGTATGCAGAACTGACATCACAAATGGATGAGCTTACACAAGTAAAATCACAAAGCCGCGCACCAGAAGAAATTGCAACCTTATTTTCCGCAGGATGGCAAGAAATATACAAACAACTTAACAAAGAAAATAAACAAGCATTTTGGAAACTCAAAATAAAAGAAATCCGGCTATACAAAGACCGCCGGATTGAATTTGATTTTCTGTAAGTACTTAGTTTATATAAACCTTTAGGTTACAGAAAACTAAGTACACAAGAATATCCCCCGCCAAAACAGGCGGGGGATACTTTATCCTCGCATCTTTCGCATCACGTTATCATACATTCGCGCATTGGTTACTTTCAGCGCATCCATCAACTCGTCCACTATGGCCCACGCCTGTTCCGGCGCGCGGGATGATACCGCTTGCATAAAGTCACTGTCACCGTCTACCACATCAGGAGCCGGTGCGCTGGAATACATAGCCACCGGTGCAGGGGTTCTCTGCCCTTCGTGCTGGTTTTGTATAATGTACAGCGCGGCCAACTTCTCGTAATTCGGCCAGCTTGACTGTTCCGTTTCCAGTCTGGCTATCCAGGCTTTAAGTTCCTTTTCGTCGATCAAGGGGAACTACCCCCTCTCAGCCCTCCACGGCATCCATGCACCGCTGAATGGCGTTGCGGATAGTATCATCATCCGCATTGTCCAGCATCTCTTGCAGCTGGCGCTTCATGTCATCTTTTGCGCCGTCGCGGCTATAATGGCCGCGCACATAATGGGTGCCACGCCGTGCGTAGGAGCTGCCGCCGCCGTAGCTGTCGCGGGAATACCTGCGCTGGGAATAGTCGCCGTCGCGGGAGTAACGCCGCTGGGAATAATCGCCGTCACGGCTGTACCCTTCATCTTCCATCAGACCAATTTTGTCGATGTTCTTGATGGTGCTTACCAGCTTATGCGCGATGTCCAAATCACCTGCGCCAAGTTCGCCTTTGTGGGCGATCTCGTCAAGCTCCTTGCAAAGCATATCGCGCAAATCGTACATTGCTTTCATACTCATAGTTTACTCCTTTCAGCTTACGCGGTCAACGGTCAAGTTGGAGTTAGCGAAATTGATTGCCTGTGTGCTGGTGTTCTCCATAGCCACAGTCAGGCAACAGCCCTTCGGCACCTCCACAATGGCGCTGACATAAATGTTGAAATAGTTTTCCACGGCGGCGGGTGTAACGGTCGCCACGGCACTGGTCAGCGGTTCACCGTTGATAGCCAGCGCGGCGGTAATAGCTCCCACCGTGCCGCCGGTAGGGATAGCGATGTTGCCGCCAAAAGCCACGCGAAAACGTGCCTTGCACTGGTTTGTCAACCCGCGCAAAGTTACGATGCCTGCTCCGGCTCGATGCACGATACACGGCTTGTTGTTGACCGCAGTTTCCGTCAGGGGAACGTTCTGCCCAGCAGCAACGGTCTGAATTGCCGCAGAAGTAAATTCTGCCATTAAAATCATTCCTTTCTCAGTTAAAATAAGCGGCGGAGCTATTGCCCCGCCGCGTTGGTATCAGTATCAGCACGGGGCTGACCATTTTCCCCATGTGGGGAAAAAGCTATGCTATGCAGTTGTCAGCATCCGCAGCCATTGCAGTTGTACTGATTGCCGCATCCGGTGTACTGGTATGGAGCAGGGACGCTGAACGAAGGAACGGGGCGCGGATTGTAATACGCGAACTGTGCGCTAACATAGTTGCGCATATCAAGCGTCTGAGCAGACTGAGAGGCCGCGAGGTCAGCAGCAAAAAGACGCTGGTTCTGTTCAGCAATCTTCGCGTCCTTCGCAGCGATCTCCTGCGCAGTGAGACGCTGATCGATGCTACGGAAGCCGCAGTTCATTGCATCAATGATGTCCCGCGTCGTGTTCTGCACGGTGTTGCGGGTATCGCAAGCCTGCGTCGCCATGTCGTACCGCACCTGGGCGATAGCCGCCCGGTTCTCGCAGCAGCACTCCTGGTTCTGCATCTGCATGCCGGTGAGCTGCTGCATGAGCGCCGCCTGCTGGTTGCTGCGGGAAAGCTCGGCCTGTGCAAAGCCGTTTGCCATCGCCATGTTGGTGCCGTTGACAAGCTGCGCCTGCTGGTAAAATCCGTCGCAAAGTCCCTGATTTACACTGTCGATCTTGCGCTCGACATTGGCAAAATCAGAGGTCAGAACATAACCGTCCATCACGCCGTTGCCGCCGCCACCGAAGCCGAAGCCGTTACCCCAGCCGCCAAACGCGGCGAAAATGAGGAACAGCACGATCCACCACGCGCCATCGCCGCCCCAGCCGAAGCCGTTACCGTTGCCGGTGTTGGCAGGAGCCACAGGCATAGTCAGCATGGTGCCGTCAGAGGAAAGAGACATAGTATCACTCCTTTTGAAAAAATATTTATATCAAACCGTGGCCACGATTTTGATTACTTGAAAAGCCCCTGAAATTGGTTCGCCATTGACTGTATCTTGTTCAATTGGTCTTGTGAGATTTTGCCGCTTTGCAGCATTTTCTCTACTTCCGCTTTTGGGTCGCCTTTAAAACTTGCCTTGAACTGCTTGAACTGCTGTAACAGCTGGGGAAAGCCGCTCATCGGCCCAGGCATCTGTCCGCCACCTAACGCATTGAAAAACGGATTGTTACTCATCGTCCTCTTCCTCCTCCACCTTGCGCTTTTTCTTGCCCTTTATTTCGCCCACAAGCGCCGCCAGCGCATCGAACTCCTTACGGGTCACATATTCCGGGGCGGGAGCTTTCTGCGCGTCAGGAGCACTTGCAAGGCGTTCTACAAGGTCATACGTCTTGAGGGTCGGCTTGCCGCTTGCATCGGCCTGTTTTAGGTACACCACAGGAGCCGTGCTGTCCCACAGCGCAATAGCAGAGTTAGGCGCAATCAGCCAATTCTCAGCCTCCGGCCTACCAGCTACCCACTGTACGCCGCCCTGCGCCACCGGGTTCTGCATGGGTGGAATTTGCGGTATCTGCGGCGGCATAGTCTGCATCTGCTGCTGCCGAAGCTGGGCAAGGTTGTCCTGCATTGGCTGCGGGTAATAAGGGTTGAAATACGGGTTAAATGCCATAGTTACGCCTCACTTTCTTTTTGCCAGTAATACAAAACAATTTCATTTTCGCTGTTCCAGCTGTCATAGATCACGCCGTCCTGCACACACACGACGTGACCGGATAGCGCAAGGATAAACGTCCCCTCCGGGTGTTCATCGGCGAACCTACCGACTGTGTAGCAATCCGGGCAAGTATCCGGCACCATGTACCGCCTGTAGCCTATCCGCCGAAGATACGCACCCCACACAGCGTTTGCGGATGGCATATCACCTTCCAGATACCCCTCTATTGCCATAGCAAGGTACGTTTCGCCCCACTCTTTCCCGGTGGCTTTTGAAATAGCCCGAACGGTGCAGTCTCCCACATTTTTCCCGTGTGGGTTTTCGTTGAAGTAGCTATACATGCGCCGCCACTATTTCTATCACCCGTACATAGGCTTTTAGCCCCGGGAGGTCATCCTGATACGCCCAAATGATGTCCTCCGCCATCTGCTGTGTAAATCCCAACGACATCAACTTTTCGACCATGCAAGCACCTCCGTTTCTTGCAATAAGCGTAACAAAAAACTGCACCCGCAAAGGGGCAGTTAAAGGTCAGAAAAAGGCCGTTAATTTGCGGAATATTTACTTGTACAATACCGCAGAAACGATGTATAATAAAATCAGCCACCCCGGAATACTCCCGGCGGGCATCTTTCCCTTTTTATATGCCCGGTTCACCCCCTACCGGGCGCAAACAAAGAAGCCGCACCTTTTCAGGTGTGGCTTCTTTCTTCGTCTGCAAATTTCTGATACGCTCTCCTGCGGCACCGCTTCACCGTTTCCGGTGACACGTTCAGCAGTAACGCCGTTTCACAATAGCTTTTTCGTTTCACGTCACATTCAATAACGCACATCGCTTCGTCAGGCGGTAGCTGGGCACTCATCACATACGCAATAGCCCGCTTTGGTGCCATGCTCTGCAATCTGCGCCGTATCTGCTTGTGGTAGCTGTCCATAACACGGTTTTAGCCGTGAGCTTGCGGGACTTTACGCCGGGGAAAGAGGCGGCTTGTCGTAGCTCTTTCCCGCCCAGCAGATTTATTTCACTTCACGATCTCCCACGTGCCGCTTTTCCCGTCCGCGCTCCGCGTCACCTTCACGGTGTACGTTTCGGTCACGGTCGGCTGTTCCGGTGTCTCCGGCTCCGCAGGCTTCGTCTCCTCCACATACGGAATACCGAACCACTCACACAGCCCCTTGGCCGCGCTCTCGGCGATCTCCTTCATGTGCGTGTGGAACCAGGTGATGTCCTCCAGATTGTCATGGAAGGCGTGCTCCTCGTAGAACGCCACAGCGTTGGTCTTTTTCAGCTCGTACAGATCGGCGCGGGGGACGAGCTTTACCGTGCGCGGGTAGATCTCCTTCCGGTACTTTACCATGATCTCGCCCAGCTTTTTGCCGTTGGCGGAATAGGTGTAGTACATGGGATGGCACCCCTGCGCCGTTCCGTTGGCGCTGGCGTTGGTGTGGCTGACGTAATGCACATCCGCGCCCCATGCGTTGCTCTCTGCCACGTTCTGCTTCATGATGGTGTCACCGTTGTCGCTGTTCATGGGGGTGCGCCGGTACCCGCGCTTGGTGGCAATGCCGCAGCGGTTCAGGATCGGCTCCAGAATGTCGATGTACTCGTTGTTTTCCAGTGCCTCATAACACTGTTTCCCGTCCGGGCGGGGATACACGCAGGGGTTTGCCCTGTGCATAGCCGGGGATAGGTATACCTTCGGCGCGGCCATTTACATAGCCTCCTCGTCGTTGGTAGACTTCATCTGCTTAAACACCTGATTGACGCCCGTTGCGGTCAGGCCGGACATAATGCCCACGGCGACCGCCGTAAAATAGTCCTCGGCGGGGAAATCCGGCATGTGGAACGCCAGCGCCAGCGCACCGATGATGCCGCCGCACACACCGCAAATAATGGGGATCCACTTGTTGTCCAGCGCCGTGGCCTTCACGATCATGCCGATCAGATAGCAGATCACGATGATAGCGGCAACAGTCGCCACTCCGATAGTGTTGATGTCCATAGTTACTTCCTTTCCGGCTTTACGCCTCTCGCTTGATGGGCAGCTTCCTTACTTCCTCCATGACCCGTTTTGCGCTGCCGTTGCCGCCCATCTTTTCATACGGCTGGTACAGATAGTCATTGAGGTTTTCGTACTCGTCCTGCGTGATGTACCCTCTCGTCACGTACACCATGCCCAGATGGATGATGCGGTCATGCGCCAGACCCACCAGCATCTTCCGTTCCACATTGTTCTTTTCCCGCCGCTTCCCTATCAGCGCCCACAGCCCGTTACTTGCCAGCATAGCCAACACGATGGGCAAAAGCACTCCCTGTACCCACGGTTCCATTCGCCGCGTTCTCCTCTCAAATTATTTTTGCACCCTCGACACCCTTCGACCGTTTCTGACACGCCTCCTGTGCTATCCTGCTTGCAGAAAGGAGGTGTTTCCATGCCCGAGTATTTCACCCTGTTCAACGCCGTCACCGACGCCATTGCCCAGCTTGAAAAGGCCGTTGCCGCACTTAAACAGGCACAGATCGATGCCGAAGAAGCCTACATTCGGCGGGGGGAGTAATTCTCCCCGCCCTTATTCCGCGTACACGCTCCTCCTTACTCCGTTTCCCCGCCATTCTCTTCCGCCGGGTTGTTCAGCTTCTCCAGATACGCCGCCAGATACGCCTCCGAACTGGCCTGCTCCCCAACAATGCTCTTTGCCGTTCGCAGTGTATTTATCTCGGTGATGTACCCCTCCTCCCCCACGCAGAGTACCGTTTCGCCCTCGTACTTGAAGTTCTTGATAGCCTTTGCTACCCGTTCGTCCTTGCAGGTCTCTCCTGCCTTTACGATATAACCTGTGTACATGTTTGTTTCCTCCTTGTTTTATTGTTTGGTGGCGTTTGCTGTCAACCACGCCATGAATTCGTTGGAAGCGGTTGCACCCTCGTAGAATTGAATAGAAGTCACTTTGGCATTTAAGTTCCATGTTTGTGATGCGTATGTCAGTGAATATTCGATACCTCCTCCCTTATAAAATTTCAAATCTGTTTCAGTGCTAACTATTGTTGTAATTCCATGTTTTGTAGCTGTGTTGTTGATGAATACATCGCAACCTATTTTCTCGTTGAAGTTATTTACAGGATACAACTGCTCATTCAGCACCCATGTCCCCTCAAGGGTTGGTGTAGGGGTGGGCTCAGGTGTTACTCCCCCCCCAAACGGTGTGCCATCCAGGGGAATCCATTTTTGCTGAGTGAGGTCATAAAGGTATGCATCTTTGGCTTGTGCATAACCATCAGTGCCTCCTAAGTACACTCCGTTTACTCCGATACTCAGTGCTCCATCCTTGACCTTAACAGCTTGCCAGATGTTGTTAAACAGCGACTCCTGAATGAGGAGTTTACCGTTCTCCAATTCATAAGCCCCTGTAAACTTGTATGCAGGGTTATTAGTCCCTCCTACCCGAGCAAATACAAGTTCTGTACTTGACAGCAGAGTAGAGTTATGTGAATTTCCTACATGGTTTCCTACTGTAACAAAATCAAAATCGCCTGTTACAGTGTTAAACCTTTGAGCATAGTCAACGCTATCCCCATCGTCAGGTAAACTGCTAGGGGAATAGGGCCTACCTAAGCCACCGAACCAGTAAATAACCCCTCCGATGTTTATTCCCGGCATAAAACAGTTTCTAACGCCGCCTTTAGTGATTTTTACTTGAGTGCGCGAATTTATTTTTGTTTCGGTATCAAAGTACTCTATCCAGTGGACATATGGAATTGAGCTTTCACTACTTCCGAAATATACGCGCTTCGCATACAAGACGCTCCCTACTGCTACGACAGAGGCACCCCTCATATCAGCCGTACGCTGAAGATCCCCGACATACGTTGCAGTAGATGGATTTTCCGAGTCTATCTCATATATCTTAGAAGAATCGGCATATGCAGAAGTACCATTGGAATTATCTTGCCCAGCAGTAAAATAAATTTTTGTTCCTATAGTGACAGCATTTCCAAGCTGACATTTATCAGATATTCCCGAAACAGCTACGTTTGTATAGGTATTAGTTTCTGTATCGAAAACTAAAATAGTCTTAGTACTGCTACCTGGACTGGCAGCTGCAACAGAATAAGAACCGTTACTGTGACCAAACAAGTAAAATATCTTATTTCCAATGACTACCGCCGGAGCAGTGTAGTGGTTGAAGTTATTAGCGGTTCCGTTTACTGCGACTACCCACTCCCCGTCTTTATACTGATAAATAGTGTTAAATGTTTTAATGTAAAAATAGCCGTTGCAGAATGCAAGGGATTGACGAGTAGTAGGACCTGTAGAAAATCCATAAGCAGAAACTACCTGTTTCCCGAAAGACGTAGCCTCCTTTACTGTCACTTCGCTTGGCTTATCTGCAATCCGTACCCACAGTTTGCTTGTATCTGCGGGGGGAGTAAGCCCATAGGCTATATTCAGTTCACCGCCTCCGCTGCCAGCGGCTATACCCTTGCCCACAATGGTACTCATCACGACACCTCCTTCACGTCGTACACCGTCACCTGAATGTTCAGGTTAGCGGTGGGCTTCTCTCCAACCGCATAGGCGGTGAATGTTCCGTTGTTGTTGGCGATGTACAGGGCGCTGGTGCCGTCGTCCAGCATCTGCTGTATCGCCGTTGCGTCTGCCTGAATGTCCGCCTGACTGGTGGCCGTTCCGCCAGTGATGGTCACGCCCTGGGTGTAGGGGCTTGCGCTCCCTGTCCAGCTTGCCGCCGCCAGCGTCAGCGATAGCTTCTTGTCCGTTGCCTTGCCCGCCACGGCGTTGATGGCCTGAGAGGGCGTGGCCGTTGCCGGGTCAAGCCCAAGCGTTTCCGCCACCTCGTCCGTCAGCAGTGTGGACTTGTTCAGCGGTGTGCCCTCCGTGGTGGGGTTGTCCTGCCGGGTCATGTCGTACACGTTGTCCTGCCCGGAAACAGGTGTGAGCTTGACGCGGCCAGGATAAAGGGAAATTCTGTCCTGCATATCTGCTCCTTTCCAAAAAAGATGGAGCCGACTACGTTCCCATAGTCGGCTCCTATTGCCCTTTCCCGTGCCCCGATTGGCCGGGAGTAACGTTTATTATTTGATTTCGTTGGAGTACAAGTCTCCCGAGTAAAACCACGACTTGGCTATGTTCTGCACAAGCTTGTCTACCAGTATGAGGATACTTTCAATGTCGTTGGCCTTTCGATAGTCCAGCGGCATTGTCGGCACCTTTGGAGTATCGGCTGGCACAGGCAGGGCACTGCGTATTTCTGCAATGTCCGCGAGGTACTGGTCAATGTCCGATTGCGTGGGAATGTCCGTTTCCGTCCACCCTTGCTTTGCCGTCACCGTCACGCTGTAACCATTCGCTTCCAATTCCTCCGCCACATACAGCACGGCGCCCGCCACGCGGTTCAGGTCGGTGTAGTTGTACGAACCCTTGTTGTCGCTCAGGAGAAGCACGTCCGCCGGGGTGCCGCGCCCAGCCTCTATCCGACTGAGCGCGGCTATTACGCCATCCACGTCCGCTTGCGTTCTGTCCGTAATAAGGGACAGCATACCGTAGTTAAGGGTAAACTGGTAACTGGCGCTTGTGCCCGCCGCGTTGATAGCCGTCAAAGATACGGCGTACTTTTCATCCGAAGCACGGTCTACCGTGGCTTTCCACGCTTCGCCGTCCAGCGTCCACACGTAATCCTTGCCGTTGACAGAGCCGGACACGTAGACGATGGCGGCGGGGAGCGATACGCGAATATCTCTGCTCAAGCTATCACCTCTCACTCAATGGTAACACTAATGACCATCGTCTTACCGGTATCGACCGGGTTAGGCGTAATGGTCGCCGCTTTGATCTTCGGCACAGACGTGTCCAGCGTGACTGTCCGGGTGACGGAGCTTTCCTTCCCTGCCGCGTCTTTTGCCTTGACAATGATGGTGTTGCTGCCCTCTTTCAGCGTAACCACCTTGGAGAAGGTGCCGCCGGTGCCCACAGGGATTGTCCCCTGATCCGTTCCGTTCAGGGAGATGGTAATGACCACAGGAGAGGACGTTGCATCGTTGGTAGTACCGGCCACAGTGACAGAAGAAGCCGCCGTAATAAGGCCGTCCGCAGGAGATGTTACGTTCAGCGTCGGAGGAACAGTATCCACAGTGTAGGTCGTGGACTTCTCTGTAGCCGCGTTGCCGTCGTGGTCTTTGCAGTTGATGGTCACGGTGTGGCTGCCGTCGCTCAGTGCCGCAGACGGCGTGTAGGTCACGCTGTAGCCATTGGTAATAGCCGTGTGCGTGATGTTCGCCGCCGCTACAGCCGTGCCGTCCTGCTTGACTACTAAGGTGCTGATGTCCACGCCGGAACCGCCGGTTTCATCCGTGATGTTGAATACCACCGGTTGTTTGCTGTTTGCCACATACGCGCCAGCCGTGGGGGACACGATGGTGATAACAGGTGCCACAGTCTCCTTTACCACCAGCTTCAGGCCGTCTACGGTAGATGCGTCCGCGCTGCCCTTTGTGCCCGCTTCGTTTGTTGCTTCGACGGATACGTTGTAGTAGCCGCCCGCCAGATTGTACGATGTTTTCCCCGGCGCGGTAATGGTCGCTTCCCATTTGCCGCTTGCGGAGTTCAGCGTCAGGTCGTATGTCTGGCCGTTGATCGTCGCTTTTACTGTCTTGATTGCCATTTATACCTCCCCGGCGTAAATATCGCCGCAAAAGAAATGATATGGTTGTGGTACACGCGGGTACGGCGTACGGGGGCTTTCGCCCGCATATAGATCGCCGCTGTAGTAGTAACTGGGGTACACAATGACGGTTTCCTCTATTACCGTTACCTGTAGCTTTACCTTGCCGTTGATGGTCGCCGGGTTCGGCAGCAGTACAGCCGCCGCTATCTTCGGCACCTGTGCTGTATATTCCGCCATCGGTTACACCTCCCCGGAGAACAGGTCGTTGCTGTAATAGAAGTACGGGCTGATGATCCACGCGCCTGTGACTTCCGCGTTGTACACAACCGTGTTGGACAGTTTTATCTCCATCTTGTGAAGATTGCCTGTGGTCAGCAACCCCCACGGCGTGTAAATGCTTACGCAGTCGCCCAGCTTCTCGCCACCGTATACCACGGTCGCCGTGTTCGTGTCACGCAGCGAATAATACTTGTACAGCCGGTCCGCCACCGCCTGTCCAATCTCATCAGATACAAGAGTTGCCGCCGTGACTTCCTTTACGTTCTCCCGGTCGGATGCGGTCACGTTGGGGTTGATGGCACTGTACACCGTCCGGGTGTCTTTGTACTTGACCCCATTGATGGTCACGTTGCCGTTGCTGGCTTCTACATAGCTATGCGCCGTCACGTTTACCTTTGTGACCACCGCGCCGGTTGCAACGGAAGATCCGACGAACGTCCGCCCGCGTGGAATAAGAATAGGCTTTGTGGGCTGGTTGAATACCCGAAGCTTGTTCCCGCCGTCTGTTGCCAGACAGACGCCCCATGCAAATATGATTTGCTGAATGGCGCTGCGGTTGGTGCCCTTAACAATAACGCCTGTTAGTGTTGTGTCCTCCACATCGCTCTCATACTCCACCTCAAAGGGCTTTGCAAGCGTTTCTAAGAGCGTTTTTGCACTCACTCCATCAAGGTATGCACCTCCGCTGAACGGCGTGTATTCAAGCACTCCAAGCGCGTCCTGGCACTCTATCACATACACGTTTGCGGACGTGCGTGACGAGTTGTTAATGTAGTATGTCCCCAGATGCCGGTTGTCGTTCCACACCTCCACCGGCTGTTTCAGCTGGAACAGGTAATCCACATCTTTCAGGCTGTCAAGCGTCCAGTTTAGCGTGGACACCGGCAGCTCTACGGCGGCTTCGTTCGCCTGGTTTACGATGGATGCGTTGCGTATTTCGTTCATCCCGAATTTACGCACCACGCCCAGCACGATCTCATTAACACGCGCCCGCCGATGGGGGACTACGGTCTTTTTCAGCGTGACCTCCACCTTGTCAAAGCTCTCTACCCTGCAATCGCAGAAGTACACCACGTTGTTAGGCTGGAACGACTGCGCCCGCCGCAGCACCGCACCCTGATACCACGAGATTTCTACCTCGCTGCAATACTCTCCTGTGTCCTCGTCAAAGGTAAGCTGGATGCCCATGCTGGAATACTGCTGTGTAAACGTCATGGTGATTTTTGGCGGGTTGGTAAACTCTCCGCTGTCCCCGGAAACCTCCGTAGACCAAAAGCCTACCTTGTCCTCCGCGTACACGCCATCAAAGGTGCCGTCCAGCACCCAGCGGCTCCGTTCCAGCGTGATAATCTTCCCTGGCGCTGCGCCGTGCGGAATTTTGGTGAGGTCTCCTGTGCCGCCGGTGGCGACCACAGTCGCGTCATCCGCTGCGCCGGGGGCTATGTCCTTGTACAGAATAGTCGTTTTCGACATAGTCCACCTCTCAGGGGCGGAGTTGCGCGTCCATCGGGACGAAGTTCACCTCGATCTCGCCCCAATAGTTCACGCCCCCATCGCCCTTCTCCAAGTCCTGCGACGCGCTGGTGTAATACGCTTCATAAGCAATGGTGGTCTGGCCGTCTGCCGCTTCCAGCATAACGGAGTCATCCACGCTGTGTTTGTACAGGTAGTTCCAGAAATCGTCCAGTCCCTTGTAGTTGTCGCCGCGCCGAAAAACCGTCAGTTTGTGACCAAGGTATGTCCCGATGATGTCACGCACCATGCGGCCCGTCATTACGCGCCCTGCGTTTTCGCCGTCCAGCACGTTAAAGTTTCGGTTGTACTTGGAGATGGCAACGTCAGCGTCAAAGGAAATGCCGTTCAGTTTGATGTAGTTCATCCCTGCACCTCCGACAAATTTACGCCGATACGCGTACCCTCCGCCTTGTTCAGCCGGTACACGACCTTGCCAAGCACGTCCTTGTCCAGCACCAACACGGCCTCGTTGTTTCCTCCATACCCGCTTTCCGCAAGCGCTTGCTTGAACGCCTGCACCATCGTAGCAAGGGGCGTTTCAATGTTCGTCCCGGATTTCTGATCGCCAAGCACTGCCATAAACTCCCGGTTCGGAGGAATGACCGCGCCCTGTGCCAAACGGGGGATTTTAAGCTCGTTTACATGGGAAATATTGATGCCGAAAGATTTACCGCCGATACCCGGCACCCAATCCGGTATTTCAAAGTGTATCTTGTTCAACTGGTCAATAAGCCAGTTGATACCCTTGATGATGAGGTTTACAGCCGCCTCCAAAACGCCGACGATAGTATTCCAGATGCCCCGGAAGATTTCTTTGATACCTTCCCACGCTTTTTTCCAGTCCAGCGTAAACACGCCGGTCAGAAACTCAATAAGGCCACTGAAAATCTGTTTCATGCCCTCGACTACGTCATTGACGTAAGTTTTCGCCAGCTCTATCAATTCATGGAACCTACCGTTTGTGCTTTCGTCAAGCCAGTCAAGCAAACTTGTCAGCCCCAGTTTGAACCAGTCAAAAATGCCAAGCACAAATGTCTTTACGCCGGTAAGCATTTGGATAACCGACTGCTTCATTTTCTCCAAGTCAAGCGTAAGGATGCCGGAAATAAGGCCCAACGCTCCCTGCACAATGTCCTTGATCCCTGTCAACATATCTCCTACCGGAGTACCGGCAAGGCCGCACTTTTCTATGATGGTGTCTATGATTGCTCCAAAGATATACCCCACAAAATCCAGCAAATCGGCCAGCAAAATACGGGCGTGGTTTACAAAGTTGATGATGTTGTCCAGCGCCGCGCCCCAATCACCGGAGAATACGTTGCCGATAAACCCGGTGACATCCTTAAACAGGTTTACAATGTCCTGCCCGATCTTCTTGAGCTTGTCCGCGATTTTATCAAGAAATGCGAAATTTGCCGCCGTGCTGAACTCCGGTAGAATAATACCGGACCCGCCGCCGCTTTCACCGCTTAACTTGTTGATCTCATCAAACGACGCAAGCTGCTTACTGGCAGACTTTGCAGCGCCGCCCACGCCTTTATATGCGTTTTTCTGGTCATTCAGAAATTTTGCCGCATTGGCGCTTTCTTTTGCCGTTGTTCCAAATAGTGCGGATACAATATTCGCGATAAACGAAACCACCGTAGCCAGTACCTTAACCAGCGCAGTAAACGCCGGGATGATAATCTGCACAAGCGGCTGTGCCAGCGTCAGCAGTGCGCCCTTTAGCTGCGCGATAGCGTCACGCGCCTCACCGTTTACGGCCACCACGTCCGCCAGCCAATCCCGGAGTGCCGCCAACGCACGGGCAATGATGGTAAACACCAGCGCCCGCTTTGCCAACATTTTTACGCGCTTTGTAAACGCCTCCATGCCCTGGGATGCTTTGTCTAACCCTGCTTGTATCTTTCCTGCGTTCTTGCCGGTATTGCCAAGCTGCTTACTTAACTCACCGGCCTTTGCTTTCATTCGGTCAAGCTCCGCTTCGCCCTCGCGGATAGCGGCGTTTTGCTTGTCCAGTTTGTCATTCATGGCGTTCCATTCTTTTTCCATAGACGCTACAGCGGTTTCCTGCTGTTTGATAGCGTCGCTGGTAAAGAACTCGCCGCCGCCCTTCATATGCGCCAGCTTGGCCTTTGCTTGGTCAAGCTGTGCGCCCAGGTTGTTGGCTTGGTTAAACAAAGTATCTCGCGCGGATTTCTTGTTGGTGAGCTTTTCCTGCAGCGCTTCTATTTTCTTTTCCAGCGCATTGAGTTCTTTCTGCGCCTGCTTATCGTCAATGTCGGCCTTGATGATAACGGAGCCGTCCGCGTTTGCCATACAATCACCTACTTGCTTTTATGGTATTTGTGTGGTATTATAAACAAACCACAAAAAATTTCTTGGAGGGTGGAAGAAAATGGATAAAATGACTAAGTGCAAGACCTGTGGCGCAGATATTGCAAAATCCGCGAAAGTCTGTCCCGCTTGTGGAGCCAAACAGAAAAAACCGGTTGTGCTGATCGTTATAGCTGTGTTTATTGCTATCGGCATTATTGGCACTGCGCTTGGTGGGAATTCCCCAGAAAAGGTGGGGGATACAGACGCAAAAGGCGGAAACGGATCAACTGCTCCGCAGAAAACGGAATTCGCAGTTGGTGACGTTGTCTCCCTTAAAGACATTGAAGTCACATTTATGTCTTGCACCCAATCAAGCGGAGAAGGTTTTTACACACCAGACAGCGGCAACGTGTTTCTATTTTGCGAATTTGCTATTGAAAACAAATCCAGCAAAGATATTTCCATAAGCTCTATAATGTCCTTCGAAGCGTATGTCGATGACTACTCCACAAACATGAGCATGACCGGCACATTAGCCGCAGACAAAGGCCAAATGGACGGCACCGTTGCAGCCGGGAAAAAGATTTCTGGCGTAATAGGCTACGAAGTCCCCGCTGATTGGAAAACGCTTGAAATCCGTTTTACCCCGGACTTTTGGTCTGGCAACGACATTACATTTATTGCAAACCATTGACCGCCGCGCAGCCGCCCTCCGGGGCGGCTTTTTTTACGTCCAGCCCTTAATGATTTCTTCCTCAGTTTCCGAGTACCGCCGCTTGATGTCGATAGCGTCGCGGTTTCTGCGGTAAAACTCCTTGTCGGCTTTGTCTTTCAGTTTGCCCTTTGCTTTTAAGTCTCGGATCCTCACGATCTGCGCAAAGTAGCAATCCCCGATTTCTCCGTAGTACGAAAGAAACGTCCACCAATGCAGATACGGCAGCGCCCGCACCTCTTGCCCCGCTATGCGGTTGATTGGAGCGACAAGCAGGCGGAAGTCCTGTTCCCAATCCATCAACTTGGTTGATTTTTTTTGCGCTTCCTCATTCCCTCCGTTGATAAACCAAAAGCACTGTTTTATCGCTTCTTCCATGTGCTCCCCAGGCATCGTAAAAAAACCGGGGTAAAACATTCCCAACACACCAAAGCACTTTTCTTCGTTTGTTAGTTCCACAGCAGACAGCACTGAGAATATGTCCAGTATCACGCGGAAATCCGTTTCTATTGCGTACTCCGTTCCACACACCTCAAGGCTCGTCGGAAGGTCGTACATCATCTGTGGTACTTGGCTGTATACTTTGCAAGCTTCTCACTGTGAAAAGCCTTTTCCCGCTTAATCCCCTCGTCCAGCTCGTCCATGATGGCAACCATCAGGTTCATCCACAGCGGCGCACCGTCCGCGATGGCATACACGCTCACGTTGCCAAACAGCGGCTCACACACCGGCTGCTCAAACACTCCGTCAATAGTCTCGCGCATTTCGGCGTCCATATTTCGGAGCCAGTCAAACATTTCGCGGGCGCTCATTTTTTCTACGTTATTGTCCCGCGCATCCTGCTTCTTTTTCAGCGCGTCAAACGCTGTGTAAAGCTTGTCAGCAAACGCCGGGTCGCTTGGATTAAAAACCACCGTGCATTTGTCATTCAGGTGGTATTCCTGTACGCCGGTGGTGATTGTCAGTTCCTTCATGTGTTCCCTCCAAAACAGGGGCGGTTGCCCGCCCCTTTATTTAGGCCGCAGCAGTAAACTCAATAGCGCCGCTGCTGCCCTTCTTCACAGTGCCCACAGTGCGGGTGCCGCCGTAGGTAATCTCGCTGGTGATATTCAGGGTGCCGCCGCCCTCGCCGCCGATGCCGGTGATGGCAATAGCGCAAGCGTCGTAGCGCTCCGCGAACATCGCCTCGCCGCTGGTGGCGTAGAAGTGGCCGATCATCATGTCCTGATTTGCCAGCGCCTGGGCATCCTGGTCTTTTACTGCCAGGTTCCACATCTTCACCGCCGCAGCGTCGCCCGCATCCAATGGGATGGGATCAAATGTCTGCGTGATGGTGGGCTTTTTCATGGTCGTAAAGGTGTGGCCCAGAATGTCCTGCTTGGTGTCGGTGCTCCAGTCCATTTCCTCGCTGCTGTCCTCAACGCGCTTACCGATGGCGCTCCACACAGGCGCGGATGCGGTGCCGGTATTCAGGTACGCAATGAGCAGTTCGCGGTCAATGGTCTGGCCCGCCGTGGTGTTGAATTCCAAATCTGCCATTATACATTCACCTCGTAATTCAGTTTCATAAGGATTTGGTGATCTTCATCCCCGTTTTCATACATGGCAAACAGGGAAGATCGTGTGGTTGGCTCCATGCTGATAACGCGCTTGTCATCGCCAATGTCGGGCTTTTGACCATTTGCCCAATCCCCGATAGCGTTCAACAGTTCGTCAGCCTTGAGCCGTTTGTCGTTGCTGTTCCCCGGCTTAACTCGGTAGATTATCTTGAACTGATACTCCGCCACATAACCGCCGGTGATATACTTCCGCACGATGTAAGCCGCCTGAATGGTCGACATCGCCATAGAGGAAGTGTCGGCAGGAAGAAACTCAAAGCGGATAAGGTCGACTGGCAGCTCCGGGTATGTGTTCAGCCACACAAGCAGCTTGCGCGATACCTGATCTTCTTCCGCCGCCGACACGGCCTTTTTAATCTTTTCCAAATCTCTTCACCGCCTTATCTGCCACCCGCACCCACTTTTCCATGTTCTGCGCTTTGGAAGCATCAAACCAATGTGCCTGTGCCTGCGGATGCATTGTTGTGTTAAATACAAGATTTCGGTCTGTGACCACCTTGTGCCCGCCCTTTGGGGCGTATGTGCTGCCGGTCGCCGGGTCTACCATCACCTTACCGTAGTACAGGAACCGGGCGTATGGGCCGGGGTAAATGACCTCGTTGCCTACCACCCGCGTTCTCTGCGTCAGAGAGCCTGTAAGCGCAGGCACAAAGGGGATGGTGTCTTTCATCACCTGTTGCGCTAAAACGCTTTCAGCGCGGCCACAGGCCCTTGCAAGCTGCCGTTTTACTTCGTCCATGCCAGACACGTCAACAGAGAACTTGAGCGACATCTTATGCCCCTCCGACTTCCCAATGCTGCATATCCACGCTGCCAAAATCTTTCTCGTCCACTTTGGTCACGTTGTAGCAGCCGTCCTGTGCCATAGCCACGTCCTCTTTGTCTGTGACAAACTCGCCTTTTACAAAGAACGTCAGGCCGCCGTTTCCGTTGACCGACAGCGTCCACAGCCCAAACTTGTCCGCCGCCGCAAGAAACGCCTGTGGGGGCGCGTAAGTTTTGGCCTTGCCTGTCGTTCCGTCCACCGCTTCCGCGGAAAACGGAATGTACAGGTTTACCGCGTCCGCGCTCTCAAGTCCGCTTTCACGCACGTTTACCGCCTTGCTGGCTTGCAGCATAACGCCGCGCAGAATGGTCACATACAGCTTTGTGATTTCCTCAAAAGTCGCCGGGTCAGTCTCCTGCACGGCGTTGTAGACCGTTATAGTGTGGGGCGCGTACAACCACAGCACCCCCCTCCCCGATACAGCAGACCGGTATGTGCCAGATACTCGTTACAGGTCGCCGCCAGCAGTTTCTTCGCACCGTCTGTTGCACTCAGCGCAGACGCGGCAGCTTCGCCACCACTGGCCAGCGTCCGGGAGTACCCGCCTACCGTTTCGCTTTTCACGTCATCGCCGGTCGCCGCGTTCGTCAGTTTGGTTGCGGCAAGCTGCTGCGCGGCTTCGATCAGCTGATACTTGTCCACAAGTGCACAGCAGCACATTTTTACAGCGTCCATATCGGCGTTATCTTTTGCCCGATTCTGCGTGTAGTAATCGAGGAAGGAGCTGGCTCGTACAGCCAGACGCGGAAAATCTTCCTCGCTCACGGTGCCCAAATAGGTCCCGGAGTAATAGTCGTAATCAGCGTATGTCATGTGAGCCAGCTCCTTTCAAATTAACCAGAAACGGTAACGGTAGCGGTGGAAGTCTTGCTGTTGTCCTGCTTGGACTTAGCGGTAACAGTGATGCTGGCCTTGGTTTCCGCTGCGCCAACGGTCAGCACGCCGTTATCGGTGATGCTGGACTTAGTGCCGTCCTGACTCCACTCCACATCACCACTGACAATACCCTCGCCGGTTACGGTAGCGGTAAAAGCCTTGCTGTCGCCCTTTGCCATAGTGGCAGTAGCGGGAGCAACGGTCACGGTAGACACAGTGCCCGCCTTTCCGTACACAGAGAAGGGGAAGGGGTTTGCGATGTCGGCGTTGTATGCGTTGATGGGGTTGGCAATCTCCCAGCCCAGACGCATGACGGCACGCAGCGCCACCATATCGTTCTGCATCAGGTTATAGGTGATGGCCTTGGTGCTGGGATCCTGAATAACGCCCTCGGTGAAGATCTTGAAGGTCATATCCTGGCGGATGGCGTACACCAGCTGACTCCAGTCGCCCACGATCATCTGCGCCTGATTGGGGTCAAAAGCGCCGTTCATGGGGAAGTACATATCCATGCCGTCCAGACCGTAGCGGGTAGCGCCCTGCATGTCGGACTTAAAGATAGGCTGGCCGGTGGTGTCCTTCAGGCCGCGCAGCTTGCCGCGCATCTGAATGGCGGACATAACGCCGTTCGGGTTAAATCCGTCCAGTTCGACCTTGGAGATCAGGCCGCCTTCGCCCATGATGTCGCTGAACACGTCGGTACCCATAGGCACACCGTTACCGGCAGCGATAGCAGAGGGCACAACGCCGTTGCGCCAAGTGCTGGGCTTTTTGGTGCCGAACAGGATAGCCGCGTCGATAACCTTGCCGAAAGCTTCGGTCAGGCGGGGACGGACTTCGCCCCAAATGTCGTAATCGGCATCGTCCAGCGCCGCCTCGGGGATGGGGACGATAACGGCGATTTCCTCGGCGTACAGCTTCTTCTTGTCCCACGCCATCTTCGTGGTCTGCTTGAACGCATCACCAGCGCCAGCGTCGGTGGCTTCGCCGTTCACGAAATACGCGGAGGGCAGCGCGTCCAGCACGTTAATGGTCTGGGTCTTGCTGGACATGTTTGCCAGACGGCGGCCCATGCGCAGGACGGCGGATTCCGCGATAGCGCCCTGCATGATCTCGCGAGTTACAGGCTCCGGGATAAGGCCGGAAAGTGCGTTTCTGTCAATGATGTTTGCCATGTTTTGTATCTTCCTTTCTTTACTTGAGTGCGCCGCGAATCAGATTGTTCATCGCGGCATTGGTATCTGTTTTCTTTTCGCCGCCTCCAACAGCGGCAGACCAGTCGATTTTTACGCCGTCTTGGAACGCGGACGGATCGGCGCTAACTTGCGCCTTGTGCCATTCGTCAAACCCATCAAGCGCACCATCCTTGATTTCAAGGCGCTTTGCTTTCAGGTCTGCCAAATATGCCTTTTCCGCAGCCTTAGAGCTGAATTTCACGCCCTTTTCAGCAAGCGTCTTACGGATCACATCTGCGTAGTCATAATCGGCGATCTTGGACTTGTAGCCCTCGATTTCCTTTTTGAGCGCTTCCGTTTCCGCGCTGCCGTTCGCTGCGAACTGCTTGTTCTTCTCCACTTCCGCGTCCAGCTTGCTCTGAACAGTCGAAAGTGCCTTTGTGATTCGCCTGTCAAACTCCGCCTTATAGATGGGGTCAGCCAGTATTTCATCAAAAGTCATAATTTCGTCTGCCATTTTTACTCTCCTTTTATTTCCACAGCGTCATTCCCCGCTGCGTATTACAAAAAAAGAGCCAAGCAACTACAAAATGTAGTCACTTGGCTCCTATTGCCCTTTCCCGCGCCCTATTGCGCGGAAGTGCTGTATTTGATTGTTTTCTTGACCTCTAAAACGATGTACCCGCCACCCTTTCGGCGAATTTCCACATCGTTTCCGCGCTTCAAAATTGCATCGATTTCCTTTTTGGCTTCTTCCCAGTTCAATGCAGCACCTTTGTCCTTTCCCATTGCAGCGGCAACCCCGATGCTTCGCTAAAAGACTTATATTTGGCGATCAGTCTTACAAGTTTCGCATTTGCGGCGTAATATTCGTCCTTTTGCCCACTTGCCTTATACGCTGTTACAAGCCTGTCCTGCTTGATAATCTGGCGCTCAACACGCCGTTGCATCTGCGTCGCCTCGTATGCGGTGTATTTCTTCCCGTCAAACTTGCAGCCGAGATCATCATCAATATGCTCAAGCTGCCCATCTGTATATGTGCGTTCGCTTACGCCCTCAACCCAAACGTTGCGGCGGTGGCGGCAGTTGGCTCCTTCCAGGCCATCAACGGCACCCAGACCGCACACTTCGTAGATGTTCGGGTAGATGTCGCCGCTACGGGTGGAATACACCTTTCCTTGCCACTCCTTATGGCTTGACCACGGTGACGGTCCGGGCACATCACGCGCGCCGGAATGTGCGGAAACCTCAAAATACGGTGTCTCAAGATATTCCGCCGACTGCTCCGTGTACTTTGCGCATATTTGGGAAATACCCGTCATAACCGCCCGCCTTGCCGCTACATCGATCTGATCTCGGTGTCCGCTCTCATAGTCCACCACGCGCAGGCCACCGCTTGCAAGCTCCCTAACGGCGTCTTTGATTGCTTGCCCATAAGAAATAGCCCCGCTTTCTACTTTCAACGTGGCGGCATCTAAAGCCCATTGGTACGCCTTGGCAGGGGGTAGCATTGTGCGGCCAGCGTCCACTAAAAAGCCCATTGAGCGCGTTATGTTGCGCAGTGTTTGCTTCGTCTGCTCGTATATTGCCCAAGTATCTTCTACGCTTATCAGCGTTTCCGGCTGCGTGATGTGCGCAAGGTCAATCAATTCGGTGTAATACTTCTGGTTGCGCTCCACAACATCGTCAAGCAGCTCATTCAACTTCGTTTCACTGATGCCGGAAGTTTTGCGGATCGCTTTCTCAATCTCTTTTAGGTCGATGCCGTGTGACCGCAGCGCCTTGATGTCCTGAACCGTGACCTCGTTCAGTTCATCCGCAGTTTTCAACCGGGAGCAGATTTCTTCCAGCAGCGTTATTTCAAGCGCCCGGAACAGTTCTGTTAGTTCTTCCGGCAGCGCGTCAAGGATTTCTGGCCGAAACGGATATTTCATTTGCTTTCCTCCGTTTCACGATTTCATCATAGTGCGGTTTTACGCGAATTACATTCCAGTCACATTCTTCCGGCACTTTTCCGTAGAATATCACCCATTCCGGCGAAAGCCGCTTCATCATTTCCTCGTATCCGCGCAGGAACAACCGCTTGCTTTCCTTGTT